ATTGAACCGATAACCTTCACGCCTGAATGCACGATTGCCTTCAATAAAGCCACCACAGGCATTCCCCACGTATTGCCGATGATCATGAGGGCTGAAGCTTGCTGGTTGAGCTTCCAGTCTCTTGAGGATCTTGCGCTGGGCGATTACACGCGCATGGTCAATGAAGCTGTTGCGTCCTATTGGCAGATACGTGAGAAATCAGCTTTTGAGCAAGCAGTTAAGAGGTTCGAGATCTTCATGATCAATGAGGACACAGAGCGAGCGGAACTAAAGCGGGTCTAAAAGGAGCCACGACTAGGCAGTCCTAGATTAAAGCTGTCAGCCTTCTAATACCGATTTGTTCTATGTTCCTCATCTTCGTTCTCATAGTGGCCCTGTTAGCGGTCCCTGAACAGACCCTCGATGCCCTCGAGGCTGTTTCTGAGAAAGGTCGTATCGGCCTAATTAATCTCCGCATGCTTCTCGTTGCCCTCTATGAGCACAAGAAGAACGGCGGATCTATCAAGGATTTTTCCTTTATTCCTACTTGGAAGCAAGATGGAAACGACTCTGAGCGCAACTAGTGACAAGCGCTGATCACGCAGAGCATCTGGCTAGAGCTTTGGAAGAGCTCATCCAAGCGAGAGAGCATAGCCTCTCATATCTAAGGACAAGAGCCATCGCGACCCTTAACCACTACAAAGCGGACAGGGCAGAGGCCAAAGTGCAATAGCCACAGCCCCTCTAATAGGGGCTTTTTCCTTGTGGGCGGAATGCTAGCCCTGACGCAACAGGTCTTAAGAATCGATGCATACCGTCAACGTTGATCACCCAACGGATCGATCTGATTTAGTCAGTTACATTCGCCCTGAACTGCGTGACATCGGCACTCAGTTGGACCGCGTAGCTGACTGCTTCTCTGTCTTTGCCGACAATGACCTTGGTGTACGTGAGAGATATCTGCCACAGGAGCCCGGTGAACGCACGACACCATACGAGCAGCGTCTAGGCCGTTCAATCTTTTCTTCTTTTTATCGGGACGCGATCCGTGCATTTGCTGGCCTACTTAGCAACTACCAAATCCATGAGATACCCATATCCATGGAGGAGGCGGACGACAACGTCGACCGTCGTGGATCAAGTCTCAATAAATTCCTAAACAACCTTGATCAATTAGTGCTGCGTGATGGTGGCGCGGCCGTTCTCGTTGAGATGCCACCAGAGACAGTGGACGAAGAGGGGAATTCTCTCGAGACCAGTGCAATGGAGGAGATCGAGGCTGCTCGTGCGCCTTGGCTCGTACCTATTGAGCGTCAGAATTTAATCAACTGGAGGACCAAGGTCGTTGATGGTCGTGAAGTCGTCACCATGGCGGTGATCAGAACAGTTGAGGAGAGGGAGGATCCAAAGAACCCATTCGGCACTGTTCTAGAGCCGATCTATTTACTGCTGACCCCTGGTAACTGGCAGAAGATCCGCCTGGTTCGTGGTGCCGGCGGTAAGTGGACAATGGTCATAGAAGGCGAGGGTCAGACGACCTTGCCGGTTGTTCCGATTGTTTGGTATGGAGCTACAGGCTCGCAATTTGCTGGTGGTTCATTGCCGCTTAGTGGCCTAGCTGATCTGAGCATTCAACATTTCACCTTGAGGAGTGATCTAGTTGAACTAATCCACCGCTTAGCTCTGCCAGTACCAGTGAGAAAGGGTGCTCAACAGCTACCCGATGGGAGCTATCCGCCAATGACCTTAGGGCCTAACAGCGGTATGGATTTAAGTGAATTAGGCGATTTTTATTTTGCTGAATTATCTGGGTCAAGCCTTCAGCAACATCAAGTCGAGGTGGAACACGTTGAGGCACTCATGGATAGGTCCTCTCTGTCATTTATGTATGGCAGTACCGGAAATGGTCGAACTGCTACTGAGGCTGTACTTCAAGGGTCGCAAGTTGCTAGTCAAGTCAGAACACTCATCGAAAACAAGCAAGCAATGTTCGGATTGATCTTGAAGCTATGGACGACCTACATGGCTGAGGATCTAAATGAAGAGTCCGGCCTGGACGTTAATGACAACTTGATTGCCAGGCCGCTAGAAGCTCAGGAGGTCCAGGCTTATCTAGGCCTGTACGCAGGTGATCTACTAAGCCATGAGACAACACTTGGAGAGCTTCAAAAGGGTCAGGCGCTATCTCAGGATATCGATTTAGAAGAAGAGATTGCTCGAGTTACAGACGAACGCAAGGCCCGCGCAGAAGAGGCCATGGAGATGATGCAAGAGACCGGCGGCGAAGATCCTGCTGACTTTGCACCCAAACCAAATGAATCGGAGTCATCGGATAAGAAAGAGTGAAAGACGAAAGGCGCTGGATGGACGATCCCCCAGAGAAGGGGGAGGTTTGTCTAGTGGCAAGGTTGCGTCGTAAGGATGTGAGGAAGCTCTATGAGTCAGTCGACTTTCACTTCACCTTGATGGGCAATGCCGAACCCGAGGATAGGAAGAGGGTGGAGGCCCTACGGCAATGGCTACACATGGCGTTGCTTGAGTTCTCCTTGCACGATTGATGGATCGCGAGAAAGCTCTTCAGAGTCTTCAGGCGGCCCTTTTAGAGGCTGTTAAGACAGGAAATAGGGACCAACAGCAGATGCTGGAACAAGAGATAAAGCAGCTTCAAATAAAAAAGGACGATCAAGCTTAGAAATCTGACAGCCCTAACTTAAAAATGCCCTCGCCACAAAACCACATGGGTCACCACATCACAGAGAAAGAGGTCAAGCGGATGATTGACGCCGCTATTGACCACCACAACAGAACAGCATCACTGATCTCTATGACGATCGGTTTCACCCTTCTTGGTTTCTATGCAGACGGTGTGATGCGTGTCGTCGATCTAGTCATTGCCAACTCATGAGCTACATGATCCCGACTCCAGTCGTTGAGCTCCTGATGATGGTGCTGCTCTATGCCTGGTTTGCTGTGTGGCTTTCGGGTCTATACAAAGAAGAAATCGACGAGTTCTTCAATAAGGACGATGACGACGATGATGACCAGGAAGGCGGAACGCTGATATCTGTACACGCGAACAGGTAGATGCTTCTTGTCTATATCCTGCTTTGCCTAATCTTGTTTCTGCACGTGGTCACTGCTGACTAGACGGAACGCTAGGCGGACTCGAAGAGACCAGATCGCATGTCGACAGGTAGTGACCTAGAAAACACGTCGATCGAGTACATAGACAAGCTCGAGGCTAGATCAAAGACATTGGGCAGCAAGACTGCAGGTGTTCTATCTAGTGCTGTCGAGCGTGAATTAAGAGAATTAAGAGGTGGCTACGACAAGCTACTAAGCAGTGGAGGAAAGGATGGTTCTTACACGACAGCGCAGGCCGCAGCAAGGATCCAAAACACTATTGATGATCTAGGGAGTTTAGTCAGCCCGAAGGAGATAAACAGACTTAATCGGCTCTATAAAGACGAGGTAGCCAGGGCTTCGCAGCTAGGCAAGCAAGCCGGCCTAGATCTGAGTAACACTCTCAACGGCAACGACACACTCAAGAAGAATGCACGCGCAAATAGGCGTGCGATAGAAGCTGCCGGCAGAAGGCTCGAGCAGTTTTGGGGGAATGAAAACCAGCTATTCAAGGATCGGGTTACAGCGTTAACCCAGACAGCCCTAGCCCAGGGCAAGAGCTATCGACAGCTGGCGTTGCAGGTCCGCGAGCTTTTAATTCGTGATCAACATCAGAGCGCTAGTTCCCAAGCAAAGAACAAGAGGTATGGCATCAAAGGCCGTGCAGATCTAATTGCACGCACTGAATTGCAGAGTGCATTCATTGGCGGGAGTATCGATCGTTTTCGCCAGCGAGGTGTCGAATGGGTTAGATGGTCTGCTGCTGCGGAGAGGACCTGTCCGTTCTGCATGAGTAGAGACGGCTTGATCTATGAGCTAGATGAGGTCGAGAGTGATATTCCTGCGCATCCACGCTGTCGATGCACGTTGCTGCCATCGCATAAGCCGAAGGACTGGAAGGGGAATCCAAATCAGAAG